AACTAACAATTTCTACATCTTGGAACATGTTGCCATCACGAGCATATGCTTTATCACCAGACTTTAATTCATCAAATGGTTTATCTAATTACAATGACTCTTATGGAAAACCTACAGGCGCAGATAGTCAGTATACTTCTGACGGAGGCGCAGGCGGAGTCGAAATGCTTGACTGGTATGAAAACCATAAAGGTTCATTCTGGGTTTATCTTGCATATGATAAGTATTCTAATTTTGGAAAGAATGATGCAGCATACGGTCATTTGTCACAATACAATCAAGTAATTGAAATGTTCTTCTCTTCATTTCAATATACTGTTGTTAAGCGTGGAAAATCAAACTATGATTTTTGGAATGTCTCAGTAACACTGGAAGAAGCGTAGTATGTTTCAGAATGATGAATTAAAAAATCACCTGGAAACTTCTTCAGTAATTAGAACACAATCAGCAGTCATTGCTGAGTGGAATATGAATATTCCCAATAATATTAAAAAGATTGGCAACTATAGATATAGGCCAGCAGAACCAACATCTATTTATAACAGTTTAATTAATAGTTTTGATATAAACGAAAATGAGTTTTCTGCTGTTAAGTTTTATTATGGTGCAACAGATGCTGACATTAGTTTAGACGGGGGTGTTGATGATTTAAATCAACCAATTACTTTAACTCCAAAAAAAGACAAGGTAAAACTTTTTTATTCCTTAGAAAGTTGTTTTTCTAAGTTTAGACCCAGATCTGGTATTAATAAGGCTAAATATTTAAGAAACTCATACATACATCATACCAATACTAACATGGCAGATAGACCAAGATATTACATGCCAGATAAAGATGACTACTTTAAATATTGGACATCTTATAGAACAGAAGAGGGCATTGAGTATGGAATATCAAACAAAGTAATAAACGGTCAGCATTATATTTCAGATGCAGCCCCTTTTGTTGTTTATGAAAACAAAGTTCCTACAAATCGTGTAATTGTAAAAATGCAAACACATATTGGGTCTGTTGACCTTGGTCCATTCTCAAAGTCAAGCGGATCTTTTTTAGATCCATTTTATGGGGACTTTAACAAAAGAACTCCTGTTAGGTGGAAGATCCAATCATTAAAAGATAACAATTGGATAGACATAAAATCATTCAATGCATCATCAACAAGAAGAGATGGAACACCATTAATTTCAGAAGATGGCTACTTAGAGTTATCTTATGGATTGATAGTTCCAAACAGATATAGAGATGTTTTTATAAAATCAGAAGAGTATTCATCTACTAACTTTCTTCCAGAAAAAAGCATTAATGGTTATGCATATTTAATTAAGGAAAATGACTTAGATCTTGGTGTTTATCATATATGGTTTGAAAATAGATATGAAACCTTTATACCAACTTATGGTTGGGATGTTGCAGATGAATCAGTAGATAGACTTACAAATTTTGTTACAGATTTAACATCACCAATAATATACTCAAGTCCTACTGATGGTAAAAATGTTTACAGAGAATTTGAATACATTGAAGGGCTTCGAGTTGTTGTAGAAACAATGACAAAATCAGACTCAACTTTTGACTTAATTGAGTTATCTCCAAGACTAGTTGTAGATCTTTCAGATAAAACTGTTGACTTTTCAATTACAAAGACTGCATCTGATCTTGGCTTGTCAGGTCTTCCAGTTGGTCAATTACTTGCATCAAACGGTACGCTAAATTTGTTTGATTATGATCAAGCATTTAATATTAATAATAATTCAAGCATAGTAAAAAACTATATAAGTAAAAATATTCAAATTAAATTTTATGAAATTATTATTAATGTAAATGGTAATGACTATTTTGTACCAATTAAAACAATGTACACAGAAGGTTTCCCTGAAGTTGATAATGAAAATAGACAGGTATCTTTAAAATTGAGAGATATGTTTTTTTATTTTGAATCAATAACTGCTCCACAAACTCTTGCAACCAGTGCATCTCTTAGTTATGCAGTTGCTATGATTCTTGATTCTATTGGTTTTTCTAACTACATTTTTAAGAGAACACCAGGAGAGCCTGATCCAATAATTCCATACTTTTTCATATCTCCAGATACAACAGTCGCAGAAGTTTTAAATGAACTTGCTGTATCAACTCAAACAGCAATGTTTTTTGATGAATACAATAATTTTGTTATGATGAGCAAAAACTATATTCTTCCAACTGTAGACGAAAGACTTACAGATTTTGAGTTATACGGATCTAAAGATTTTATCAAAGATGGAGTGTTACAAAACAAAGCAAGTAAAAATAAACTGGCAAACATAATATCTGTTTCTTCTCAAAATAATGATATTTTTAATGACGGTAGCATTAATTATAAGACTAGGTACATACAAAAAACATACGGATCGCTTAAACAGGCAAGCCTTATAGACCAAGAAAAAACATGGATTTATAAGCCAGTACTTTTATGGGAGGTAACTGGTGATCAAAATGCAAAATCGGTTAATAATCAATCAAACAATCAGTCCAGTTATACTCTTGCAGCAATTCCTCTTAATTCAAATTTGTCTACCACTGTCCCATATGTTGCAAACAATACTTTGCTTAACAACGTGATGGATCTTGGAGAAGGAATTTACTGGCTATCTAGATATAATGGATACTTTTATTCAAATGGAGAAGTTATTAAGTTTGATGCAGTAGAATATAGCATAACTGGATATGGCAATGTTTGGATTAACAACGTACTTGAATATCAAAATTATTTTTCTAAATTAACTCATAATGGTAAAATATATCCAACTGGCCTAGTAAGAATTTATTCTGTTCCAAATTATCAAAATATTAATGGTATTACAAAACTTAAAAATGGCCCAGTCGCAAAACATGGTAGGGGTCAGTTTGGAACACAAGTTGTATCGCACAATGCTGGGTTAGATCCTTATTGGACATCAAACGATTCTGTTCGTGGTTGCACTATGAAATCAGAACTATTGTTTAGTCTTGCAGATCAGTCATCTATTGATGCTAAAATAAAAGAATTTACCTTAGACACACAGGCAGCAGGCGTTTCAAACTCATTAGCACAACAATCTGTTAGAACTGGAATTATCAAAAACTTTCTTTCACAATATTATGGAACAGAGACAGATCTTAATAAATTAAAAACAACACAGAGTGGAACTATTCAGTCTTCTGCTTTTATATTAAATGGTCCATCTTTTACAACAACACAGAGTGGTGTTGACTTTGTTTCTTATGTGCACAAGCCACTAACAAATAAGTTTAAACATTTTGGAACACGAATGAGAATTATTGGTAAAATTGAAAATAATGAAAATCGTGGCCAAACTCCAATAGGCAGCGATACATACTTTGTTGTAACTGGTAATTCACCAGAACAAAATATTAATATTAGCGCAGGTTCTGGCGGTCTAGCAGTAATGTTAAACCCATCAACTAACGTTGGCTACTATTTTGAAATATTAGCACTAACTGAAAACAATGTTAATAGTTATAGTAATTCTGCAGAAAATCTAGACAATGTAATTTTTTACAAAGTGATGAGAGATTCGGTTACATCAAACGCTATTCCAGTAAAGTTGTGGGGCGGACTAACAAATATTATTGTTGATGACGGAAAATTTACGGGGCAGTCAAGGATGGTTGGAGAAGAAAATCCAACAGTATATGATCTAGCAGTAGAATATCAAGACCTTGGAAACATAAGACGATTTTATCTATACATAAACAACAGGTTAGTGTCTACAGTAGATGATACATCTCCACTTCCAATCTATAATAATATGGCTATGTTTGTTCGTGGATCTGCAAGATGTATGTTTGAAAACCTTTATGCACTAACTAATAACTATAGTCAAAACACAACTTTTGCACTAGATACCCCAGTAATGTCAGCAGTTAGCGACCAAGAAATTGATGTAAATGAATCATTTAGAAAGTACGCCATGAGTGGAATAGTTCAGTCAACCTATCTATCAGGAATAAGCGCATCACAACCACCAGAGTATAATATGTACTTTGAAGAGTTTGGTTGTATTATGAGAGAAGCAGCATACTTTAATATCAGATATGATAAAGCATATCCTGCTCTTTATGCAAAACTTTCACCAACATTTAATAAAATAAAGGGATATGTTGTTTCTGGATTTAGAGCAGGTTCATACGGAGCAGAGTTTTTAATTTTTAATTCAACAGATACTGCCATTAGCCTTGACGAAACAACTGGAAATTATTTAAGAATTCAGGGTGTGACATTTACACAAGAATCCCAGCACGAGTTAACTATGGATGAATATTTTAGTAAAAATAGTGATTTTTCAAATCCAGATATTTCAGGTTCAAATTTAATTAAATCTCCAACTAAGTACGACAATGACTTTAAAGATATAAAAGTTAGTAGAATGACATACGGCAAAAAAGATTTTTCATTAGAAACCCCTTATATTCAGACACAGGATGATGCTAATAGTTTAATGGAATGGATTGTTAATAAAGTGATTAAACCTAGAAGGTCTGTAGGCTTAAAAATTTTTGCAACTCCAACCTTACAACTAGGAGATATTGTTACTATTGACTATCAAGATAATGACTTAGTTGATCAGGTTTCTGGTGTTTCAAGTAGGTTTGTAGTATATAATATAGAGTATGCAAAAAACTCAGAAGGTCCAGATATGAATATATATCTGAGTGAGGTATAAAATGGTTGAAGCAACACCAAATCTGCCAAGACCTAATGCATCTACTGCATCAGACGGTGTTCTTGCAGCATCTAAAGATATTTTTGTTATAACAGATGAGTCACTTCCAATAGAAATAATGACTGATCTTGTTTTTGAAGACATAGGTGGGCAAGAAATTATTAATATATCAAGATCAGATATTGTCAGTGGTCAAAATGTTATTTATCAACCAATCAAAAACCTGACATTATTAAACTATCAATACAATCCGCAAAACATTATTTCGCTACAGGATACCCTAGAGAGTTATTTTAAAAAATTTCCAATACAACTAGACAAAAAAATACCTACAGTTGGAACTGGTGGAAATAATGAAACAGCATATATTGACTCAGATACAGGAAATTTAATAATAAATGTAGTTAATTTAGAAAAAGATGAACAGGTAGAAGTACAAATACTTAGTGGTGGGGATATATTTAATGATACAATATATGAGGTGAATTAAATGATTACTAATACTGGAAAAAATATTTTAGCAAAATACCTACTAGGACAGGCTCCAGCCTATGCCTCATATATTGCTCTTGGCTGCGGAGCAAAGCCATTAGCATCAGATGGCGTTCTTGGTGACTATTCTAACAAGGAAAGACTTAATTTTGAGATGTTCCGTGTTCCAATTATTTCTCGTGGTTATGTCTCTGAAGATAATATAACAAAACTTGTTTTTACGGCAGAACTTCCATCAGAAGAAAGATATGAAATAACAGAGGTTGGTATATTTTCTGCGGGATCAAATACTTCTACAGGAGCATATGACAGTAAGTCAATTTATGCATTTACTCAAGATGAGAACTGGGAATATCATACTACAACTACAGCAACATCTATTCCAATTATATACGAACCACTAGATGGAGATTTACAAAACAACGTTATAAATACAACAAGTCCTGTATTTCAAACAAATGCTGACAATCGTATTTTTACAAATCAAAATAGATATCTAAGATATGAAAGATGTAGGTTCTTTAATAACATTGTTGTTCTTAGAGGAGACTTGTCAGACATATCAACTGATATTAATAATCGCCTTGTTATTAATGCTGGATCTGAACACCTTCATTTAACTGGAGCAGAATTAGACTTTAACAGAAATGCTCCAACTGATGAAATTAAATTGGCATTTACTGTAATTAATAAAAATGGAGAGTCTACCGCTGTTCCAGACAATGTAAAAATTATTGTTGAGTTTGCGTCATCAGACATTCATAATTCTGGAGAATGGGCAAGGTTTGAAGTAAACTTAAATAATGGAACGGGAGTAGGTCAGCATGACTTTAGTACAAATAGATATGTAGTTGCAACAAAACAATTACAGGAACTGTACAAAAGTTCTGGTTTTACATGGAGTCAAGTTGACGTAGTTAAAATTCTTGCTTCTGTAACAGATGGTGGGTCGGTAACAGATAATTTTTATATATGCCTTGATGCAATTAGATTAGAAAACAACAGCACTGCAAATCCATTGTATGGAATGAGTGGTTATTCTATTATTAAAAATATAGGAGCACAGCCTATAATTAAATTAGCAAACACAACAAACTATATTGAGTTTAGGTTTGCTTTGGATGTTCAATAATGGCATTGCCAGATAACGGTATTAAAAAAGTAATAATCCCAAAATCTTCTTTGCCACAGAGATCTGGAGAAAATAAAGACTATGCGTTCAGATTTAGAGTTGTATCAGAAGATAAAAATAGAAGTTCTCACTGGTCAATTAAGTATAACGTTGCGCTTCCAGATGTAACTGTTATAGATTATAGAATTGCTATAGATTCGACAAACGAGGTAGTTACCGCAGTGTGGGTTCC